AGGGTATATGGCGGTTTCTTTTGCTTGCCGCTGATAGTTGTTCAAGTTCCAGTTGTTTTTAATCATTGCACTTTACCAAAGTCTATCTTGACTATGTTGGTTCCTTCTTCATGCTTTACTGTTGGGCCGTCGTCATCTTTAGTCAGACTTTCCTTGACATGATCAAACGCCAGCCGTGCCATACCTGCTTGCATTACTCGCTCAAAGTCAGACTCAAGCAACTCCATGACGCCGTTGATTACAACCGTACCAGCCTCGTAAAACTCTTCGTCTTCTTCGGCAGTGGTATCGTACGCAGAGATGGAAAAGCTTTCTTCATCCACCTTGCGCAAGATAACATACCATCTATCGGGCAGCAGACTCGCCCGTTCAAAATCACCCTCATCAATCGCCATTCTTCAACCACTCCTCTGGTATGCTACCTTCAGCCCATCTGAAATTGTAGCGTTCAGCCCACCTAGCATACGTGGTTTTGCTGCCTCTGTAAATCTTGTTTTGTGCGTTTTGGAAAACAAACCGTATGTCTAGATCAGGATGCTGTTCTTTGATTAGCTGCATCTTGACACGATCTGATTTGTCTAGGTACCCTTTTGCCTCAATAAAAATATCCTGCTCTACAAGGTAGAAGTCAGGAGTGTATGTGCGAGGCTTTGGTACGTACGTTAGTTTGACGTTTTCATACTCGTAGGGCACTGCCTTGTTACCTAACGAGCGGGCTATGCCCAGTTCAAAGTTTGAACGGAAGCCCGCCTTACTAGCGGAACTCCGTTTCATATTTGCATTCCTATTGATCCCATTCTTTTTATCACGTACCCTGCCACTTTTGGGGAAAGTTTTTCTACTGTGGTGAGTTCGTTTGTCAAACGGTTCAGTGGTACGCATACAATAACTCCGGATTGGGACAATCTTCCTATCTTCTGTAGTTCAGATTCAACGGTAGTTATATCACGCTTCTCTGTGTTGGAAGATAGGTCACCCATGTTGGAGTAATTATCCCGCAACGTCAGCGGAAGCCCTCGTTCGTTCTGTCGTAGGTACACTATTTTACGCTCACCACCACCGCCCCTGTGGGCTTCAACGTATATGTGGTGAAGTTCTTTGTTCATCTCCATCAACTCAACTTCGTAGTCACGCACAAACAAGTACGGCATATCACAGTTCCTTTGTTTTGAGACGTGTGTACCAAACTTGTGGTGGAGACTTGGCTTGGGATGTTACACGGGCGTGTAGTTGTGCGTCGGGCCAGCAGTGCTGCCGGTATCCACACAGGTTGCACTCTTTTGCTAACACCTTGTTTCCAGTACGTAAAGTCTCACCCTTGCGTCTGTACGTTTCAAACTCATCAGAGTACGGCCTGAATGGCTCTACCTTTGGGTCTGTCAAAAACTTGACACGCTCTTCTGCATCCGCCAAATATTTGGCACGGTCCTCGTCTTGCCAGTCAGGAGCCTCAACCACGGCTACCTCACCACTAGACTTGTTGACTACAATCCACCCACCAAACGGCATACCAGTGGCGGCAGAGTACAAGTAGCCCTGCATCACGTAGCCAAACGGATCGTCTTCTTTTAATCCATCGTAGCCACCGAACCCAGTGAATTTGTTTTTGAATGCCCAGTCGCTTGCAGACTTGATGTCCCACACTTTCTCTGTGCCGGTTTCATCTCGTATGATTACGTCAAGCGTTCCCTTGATAGTATGTCCACCCAGCTTGAGTTCAACCTCTCGCTGAGAGTCCACGATGTCCACACCGGCTTCTTTCATCACCAGCATGAGTATGGCTTCCGTTATATCCCCAAACAAAAAACGAAACAGTGTGTTGTACTGCATCGACTCTTTGATGCCGTGCTTGTCTAGCACCTGCTGACACAGGGGCCGTCCCAAACCAGACATACGGATACGGTACTCACCACGCTTGTCGGTAAGCTGCCGCTCCACAGAATACTTTGTGTCGTTTACAAATTCGGAAAGACCTGCGGGGGAAACGCTAGTCTCCCCCCGCAAAGCCTTAGACATATAGTCTTGAATGTTAAGCAGCGTCAGCATCAGCAAAGTCTGCCGCCAGATCAATGTCTGCATCATCTGACATAAGTTTCAATGCTTCACGATGTCCGTTCATAACATTTTCGTTGTGACCCTTGACCGTTTCCGCAAAGGTGCCCATCAACTCTTTGTCCGCATCTGTGATAGGCACAGTGCTTTCAAAGGTTGGCATAGGCGTCCAGTACGTCACGCTGCCCTTCTTTTGCTTGTTTGTACGCAGAAGGATAGATGTCTGTGCCATCAACTTGTTCTGCTTCGTCAAACCCTGAATGAAGTCAGAGATTGGTTTGAAACCAGAACGCTTGAAGTATGCAATGACAGGCTCGTCTGAGACAATACAAGGAGTTCCGTCCGCCTCAGTGAATTCACCACTGATACGTCCGTAGATTACCTGATTACATACCACCGCACGGGAGGTTAGATAACGATGGTCATCCTTATCTAGTGCGTCTTCTTCGTCACGAGTCAGACGACCACACTTGTTGCCGCCCTGCGTGTCGGGGAACATTCCCCCAAAGGATGTCTTCTGTACTGACTTGCAGGAGAATCCACCCTTGCCTTCGTTTGCCTCTGCATCCCACATACTGTACTCGTAGGTACGCAGCAGCGCACGTAGCTTTACCTCTTTTGCAAAGATAAAGCGTCCGTCAAGATACATCTTCCAGTCACCCCGTGTGAGGTTGTGACCATCGTCTGTCTCTTGATCGTAGTTAATATTAAGACGAGGCAGTCCTACCTTCTCTGTCACGGCACCGCCCTGACCAGTAAGCTTCATCATCTCCTCGACGTTATCGCTAGACATTGCTGCCACGATGCTATCAAGATCGTTGTCCATTTCCATTAGTTCGTTCCCAAGCATGATCCGTAAATCTCCTTTGCATTTAGGGTTAGTGAATTGATACTACTACTCTACGACAGTTAAGTCAAGCCAATTATCGCCGCTTTTTATCTCAATTTCGACAGGCATATCATAAGTTACACCGTATCTGCGTTTTGTTTCTTCAGGTAACGACAGCATTGCTTCGCGCATCAGCCTGATACAAATGTTAAATTCATCAGGGTGACAGTCCAACACAATAGAGTCGTGTACCGTATTGCAGATGACAGATTGCAGTTCGTTTTCTTGAAATAATTTGTCCAAACGTACCAGTGCAGCGGGCAACAGGTCAGCCGTTGCAAAGCCCTGCACGGGATAGTTACAGATGTTTGTACGGTGTGTCGCTGTGCCGTACTTTGTCCACCGCGCATCGGGGAACGCATACTGTCTTCCAGACGGTAACGTCACTACACGCTTTTCAACGGCCTCTCGCTGGAGGTCTTCATGCCAGAGGGCTACCCCACCATATTTCTCTTTGAACGCCCTGTAGTAGCGTTGTTGGGCCTCTGTGCCCGTAGTGCCACCGTACAGGGGCTTAAAGGTGTGTGCCTTTGCCTCTTGTCGTGAACAGCCAATTACGCTGGCAGTGTAGCTGTGTACGTCTGTGCCAGCCTCTACGTCAGCATACGCCTGATCGTCGTGGGCTAAGAATCCTGCGACTCTGAATTCCAACTGCGAGTAGTCACCCTCCACAATCTTACCCTGCGGGAAACGACTCTCCACAACCTTCCGTATTTCAAACGTGTTACCTCGTGGCATATTCTGAAAGTTAGGATTGCGAGACGAAAGGCGACCCGTCGCCGTAACACACTGCATGAATTCCGGATGTATGAAACCATGATCGTCAACATTGTTTTTCATTCCCTCTACAAACGTACCAAGATACATACGCAGTGCGTTGTACCGCACGTACGCAGATGCAAACTCACGGGCTGGACCCGACAGTTCTAGTTCGCGTTCAGCCAACGTGTCTTTGTCTGTTTTGAATCCAGCAGACGCCACGTCACGCACGTTGCGTGGCACCATCTTGAATCCAGCGACCTCACCGGTAGACCGATAGATCACGCCTTTGCCGCTGCACTGCTTACAAACACGCAACGCTTTGCTTGGTGTGCCATCTTTACGTACGGGACGCACACGGCCTGTACCGACACACGCAAGACACTGCTCACCCCGTGTTTTGAACACCACGTCTGTGTTGTTTCGCACAGCAATACGAAAGTCTTTGGCGGACATACGAGTGCGTTGCTTTGGTTTCATTGTGGCACCACGCTGCTCCATGCCCAAGTTAAACATGGATGCCCAAGACTTTTTGTCTTTTACTTTGCGTGAATACAGAAGCATTGACCTGTCATCGGGACTGGTCAGGCTGATGGGTGTGTCCCCCATAGCTGCACGGGCCATGTCGTTGAGACGCAACTCCAACGCATCAAACTCATCTTGGTACAGCTTTTCGATTTCGTCCAGTGTGTCTAGGTTGACACGCAGCCCGTTGCGTTCGATGCGGGCTAGTGTGTCAGTCATCTCAAGCGACAGACGCAATGTCGGTAGTAGATCGTTCATTGTATAGTTCCTCAAATGTAGTGCCAAAGGCTTCAAGTTGTTTGAGAGCAATCTGCTCTGTAGCTGCAACGTCAGCTATGCCGTACTCTTTCACTATCTCCCACGGTATTTCGAAAAAGGTTTTTCCCGCCGCCATAAACGGCTCAACGAGGTCTTTCTCTTTTTGCACCGTGTCATACTTCTTTGCAAGAGCAGCAAGTCCAAGAGGCCATCGCCGCGCTTTCGATAGAACATACTCTGCAACCATAGTATCATAGATGTCTCCTGTGTATCTGAATCCGCAGTCGCGTATCCACGATAAATCAAACTTGATGTTTTGTCCCACAACTACATCGGCATAGTCAAGAGACGTTTGAAAGTCCTCTGCCGCGCTGTGTGTGGGCGGCTCAGTCTCGTGATAGTAACAGTCGTAGAACACCTGCTCCTCATCCAGCCACTTGTAACCTATTGAAACCAAACGATTACCAAAGTACGGCAGGGCAGTGGTGCCACCGGACGGCTTGTGTGTGTGGGTTGTCTCCACGTCAAACGTCAGTACGTTCACTCCATGTCCTCCCATCGTTTCTTTGCAAAGTAACGAGCCAACGTGGCTACTTGATCCGAACGTAATTGTGGATACTTTGTTTCAAGACGACGATACTCCTCATCGTACAGGTTTTCAAGTATCTCTTCGTTTTGGTGGTTGCTCATGTCGGCTTCCGTCCAACACACGTTCTCTGTGTGTTTTTATGCAGTGGCAGTTTGCACATAAAACATCGCATTTTCTTATCTCCTCTATCAGCGTTTTGATTGCATACTCTAGCATGTGCGCTATTGATTTCTTTTTAGTCTTTGGGTCTCTGTGATCAAAGTGCATGGCTACGGGGTCTTTATTGTAGCCACACACAGAACACCCCTTCTTGATCTTGTACATACTTATCCAATGTCTACGTCTGTATTTCTTGTACCTGTCCGTAGTCATCAGTAGTACACCCCTCTGTGTATATCTATCTGCGTGTTGATTGTACCGTGCCACCCGTTGAGTTTGTTTTTGGATATACAAACATGACGCACGATGTTGTCAACGTCACTGGCACCCGTCTTACCTATGCCAATGATGATGTCAGCCTCACCGGCCTTGCCGGTCTTAGAGTTGTCCATCATTGAGTAGTCAATAAATTGACGGTCATGTGCATCGTTGCTTGCTTGGCTAACAGCCCACACAAGCAAGTCGTTTCGCTTGGCTATCTCACGGGCAAGAACGTACGTCTCTTTAAGCCGCTCATCTCCACGATTGTATTCACCGTTGACACGAAACTTGTCTAGCTGATCCATGAACATGATATCAGGATTGTTTAGCTTGGCGTATTCATTGGCCTCTTCCATAGAAGTTCCAACAGAGTCCATGACGGTTAGGTAAGGTGCGACCTCTGCGTTGTACCGTGATGCAAGAGATTCGCGCTGTTCTATCATCTCATCCCGCTTCAAAGCAAAGTATGACTGTATGATACGTAATTTTATTTTTTCTGCCGGTTCTTCGTTTGCCCAGTAGGTAACTTTGAATCCTTGTCGGATGTACGATGCGGCGAGAAAGCAGCAAAAGGTTGTTTTACCTACCTCCGGACGAGCAAACAGGATGCCTAAATTACCTCTGTCCAAACCGTCAATACGCTCATTTATCAAATCAAACTCAAAGGGAAAATCTTTGGGTCCAGTGTGGCTGTCTAGCAGTTCCGATATGTCTGCCTCTACCTTTGTGTAGGTAGTCTTGTCAGATATGCGCCCATCCTCAACCGCCTCTATCAGCGTACGTAACTCACCAAACTCTTCGCTTTCTCCGGTGAATATCTCAATGGCCTTTTCGCCAATGATACGCGCACGGTCCCGTAACCAGAAGTTACGCACCATGTCCAAGTGCATCTCTGTGTTCTCAGGATTGCCCCGATCAAGCGTCAAGATTAGTTCTTGTGCCTTTTCCCGTGTTGAGTCGGGCATGGCAGGATTGCGGTCATTGAACATGACTGCCAACTCACCTATCGTGATGTCCTTTGCGTATTCAGTGTGAGAGTGAAAAATCACGTCAAACACATCGCGCATTTCCTTCGTGAACATATCACGCCCAATGATATCGGCTACCTTTGAGAAAAAATCTGTACTCAAACAAAAGCCAAGTATCTGTTTATCTATCTGTGTAGGATCGTATGAAGTCATCCCGTTCGTCCTTTTTCATGTTTTTCAAGTCGTGTTTTAGTATTATCATCTTTGTCGGCGCGATACCCCGTAGAGTGCGAACCATGTCGATAGCTTTGTCAGTCGCATCTTTGTCCAACGCCACAAAAAAGTTCGGGTAATTAGACAGTGTGTCAAGATGCTGTGGCAGCAGATTAGTGCCCATCAGTGCCACTCCGGTAACAATGTTGCTAATTGCACACGCACTCGCGCAATCTTCTACAATAACAGCAGCACTATGATGTCCACAGATGAAAGGGTGCTGGCTAGTGCCGTAACGATACCACTTAGGATTTCTACCATCTAGCGATCTCCCCGCCGCATCTACAACTCTGTTGCCGTCTTTTACAAGGTAGACGGCCCTGTTACGCTTGAAGTCATAGCGTATGTCCACTCGACCTGCAAGGTACGCATCATATGCTTGCACACGCTTTACATAAAGTTCAGCGTTTAAGTTACGAGAAAGACTGACAAACGTGTCGGGCATTTCAAAAGACTGTTGGGCTGCAGCAGGTGGCGGTTCCTTGCGCTTGCTAAACATTTTTGATGCGTGATCTTTTGTCAGCGTGATACCCGTGCGACCAGACACGTTGCAGTCTGCGTGAAAACAATACCACAGCCGTTGCAATCCGTCATCGGATACGCTAAATGTGTTTTTCTTGCCGCAGACAGGACAGTCAGACCGGTACTGCGTCAGTGCGGGAAAGTCTAGCGACTCAACATATCCTGTCAGCCAAGCTGGTGATCTCATCGTTGTGTTCCTCTTTGTTTGTCAAAGACAGTGACACAAGGACTAACCGACATGGTAAATCTTGTCAACAACAAAAAAACTTGTTGACGGCTGTTGACAAATCAGCTACACACAAAGAACAACACCCTATAGGGAAACCCCTGTTATGAAAAAGATCAATAAAATTAACCCTATAGCTAAACTGTTACCAAAGTTTGGTAAACAAGTAATACCAGACAAACGTAACAAACTAAAAGACAAACAAGCTAAAAAGGACATACGTGATGGCAAGACCAGCGAAGATAGATGAACCATCAAAAACATACAGTCTGTTAATGTCAGTCAAACAGTATGACAGACTAGCTGAACACTCTGAACGTCTGCAAAAGAAATCAAGGGAACAGTTAGCTGTGTCTGATTTGATGAGAGAAGCTATCGACATTTACTTGGAGGCACTTGACGATGAAATGGATTCT